TGGTGGCCGGAAAAGTGCGGGATATGGAGCAGTACAAGTTCCTGATGGGCCGTCTTGAGGGTTACCGATTTGTGAAGGAGGCTATCCAAGGCCTCTTGAGCAATAACCCCGACTTACAAGAGGACCAACTATGACTGAACTGACCCCATTGGAGAAAAAGTGGGCCGAGGAGCAAGCCGCTGCGGAAAAAGAAGCCGCAGACAAGGCAGCCGCTGAAGCCATTGCCACTGCTGAGGCCCGCAAGGAGCATCAGGAGCAGGTGTCTAGCGTGAAAGAGCACTTGCCCAACGCCACAGGCTGGCGCGTGATTGTTCTTCCCTACCGCGGTGCCCGAAAGACCAAGGGCGGTATCGAATTAGCCAATGAGACCCTAGAACGCCAACAGCTGACTACGACCTGCGCGTATGTCTTGTCTGTCGGTCCGCTCGCCTACAAAGACGAAGCGAAGTTCCCCACCGGTGCGTGGTGCAAAGAGGGCGATTGGATCATCTTTGGCCGTTACGCCGGTGCGCGTATGGCCATTGACGGCGGCGAGATTCGCATCTTGAACGATGACGAAGTCTTGGCGACGATTAAAGACCCCGAAGACATTCTGCATATGTGAGGTAAGCAATGGCAACTCTAATGAACGATGAGCAGCTGGAGTTTGACTTGGGGGCCGATGAAAAGGCCACTGATGTCGCAATTCAGGGCGAACAAGACGGTGACAAAGGTGGCGATACAGCCGCCGCTCCCGCCTCGGACGACCAACAGCAAAACAACCAATCAGACACCCGCAACGAGCTGGAGTCGGTGAATGACGCGGTGCAACGACGCATCTCGAAATTGACCGCCCGTATGCGCGAAGCGGAGCGTCGAGAGCAGGCGGCGATTGAATACGCCAAAGGCCTGCAAACACAAACACAGACCCTGCAGCAGAAGTTGGTTCAGACCGACTACAGCCGCTTGACAGAGGCGAAAGCCCGTCTAGATACACAGCAAACTGCACTGCGCCAGATCATCATGAAGGCTCGCGAAGAGAACGACATGAACACTGAGCTGGAAGCACAGGAACGCTTGGCAGCCCTTGTCCAAGAGCAGCGCCAAGTGGCCGGTTGGTTGCAAGACCAGCCCCAGCCAAACCAGCAGCAAGTGCAGCAGCAACATGCTCCCCAGCAGCAGCAGTACCAACAGCCTGCCCCACAGCAGCAGCCACAACAGCCTCGCCCAAGTGCAAAAGCTGAAGATTGGGCTACGCGCAACGAGTGGTATGGCAAGAACCGTATGCTGACTTATGGTGCTTGGGGCATCCATCAGACATTGGTTGAGGAAGAGGGGGTTGAACCTGATTCCGAAGAATACTATACTGAGCTTGATCGTCGTCTTCGCGAAGAGTTTCCAAAACACTTCGCTGACACGCAACAACAAACCAGACAACAGCGTTCCGCGCCTGCTGTTGCCCCTGCTTCCCGTAGTTCGGGAATAAATAGTGCGCGCCGTACTGTCCGGCTTTCGCCGAGTCAGGTTGCTATTGCAAAAAAACTGGGTGTACCTCTCGAAGAGTATGCCAAGTATGTGAAGGAGTAAGAACATGAGCAAAGAAATCACAATCGACCGTGCAAACCGCAGCGCGACCACTCGCGCTAAAGAAGAACGTCGCAAGCCATGGGCACCCCCTTCGCGTCTTGACGCACCTCCCGCCCCTGAAGGGTTCGAACACCGTTGGATTCGTGCAGAAGTCAACGGCTACGAAGACAAGAAGAATGTGTATTCGAAGCTGCGCGAAGGTTATGAGCTCGTGCGCATCGATGAAGTTCCTGATGAATATCAGCACCTGTTGCCTACCGTTGAGGATGGCAAACACGCTGGTGTGATCTCTGTTGGTGGTCTCTTGCTTGCAAGAATCCCCAAGGAGACTCTGAAGGAGCGTGCAGATTACTTCCGCCAGAAGGCTCGGGATCAGTTACAAGCGGTAGACAACGAGATGATGCGTGAGAACGCCCACTCGTCCATGCGAATCCAATCTCCAGAACGGAGTTCGCGCACAACATTCCGTCAGCCGCAAGGTTGATAACTTTTCTTAGCAGGAGCTAACAAATGGCAAACGTAAACAAGCCTTTTGGTCTGCGCCCTTTGGGCAACCTGTCTGCTACTGGTGCACAGAAGCAGTACGGTTACCAAATCGCTGACAACCAATCTGGCGCAATCTACCAAGGTGACTTGGTCGTAGTCTATGACGGCTACATCATCAAGTATGACGCATCCACTCACACTGCCCCCACAGGCGTGTTCAACGGTTGCCAATACAACGACCCCACCCGTGCAGGCAAGCCCACATGGAAGAACTACTACCCCGGTAGCATCAACATCACCTCAGGCATCATTGCTTGTGAAGTGAACGATGATCCCGCTCAGTTGTTCGTCGTGCAGGCTGATGGTGCAGTTGCTGTTGCCAACATTGGCAAGAACGCTGACCCAACCGCTTCCACAACTGGCAGCACCTACTCTGGCGTTTCTGCAGGTTCTTTGAGCTCTGCTTCAATCGCTAAGACCCAAGGTCTGACTTTCAAAATCGTCGGCTTGTACGAAGCACCCGGTAATGACTTCGGTGATTACGCACAAGTTGTTGTAAAACTCAATCAACACCAATACGGCAGTGTTGGCGTTGCAGCTGATGGAGCTTAATCATGGCTATTACCCGTTCCCAACTTGTTAAAGAGCTGGAGCCCGGCCTGAACGCTTTGTTCGGCTTGGAGTACAAGCGCTACGAAAACGAGCACGAAGAAATCTTCGCAATCGAGACTTCTGACCGTGCATTCGAAGAAGAAGTTATGTTGACCGGCTTCAGCACCGCTCCAGTGAAAACTGAAGGCGCTGGTGTGGCATATGACGACGCAATCGAATCGTACACAGCTCGCTACACACACGAAACCATCGCTATGGCATTCGCGTTGACCGAAGAAGCCGTTGAGGACAACCTCTACGACCGCTTGTCAGCTCGTTACACCAAGGCTTTGGCTCGTTCTATGGCCAACACCAAGCAAGTCAAAGGCGCTTCCGTGTTGAACAACGCTTTCACTGGCGGCAACTATGCCGGTGGTGACGGTGTGTCATTGTGTAACGCCAACCACCCCACCGCTTTGGGCCCCAACTTCAGTAACACTCCTGCAGTGCCTGCTGACTTGAACGAGACTTCTCTCGAGCAAGCCATCATCGACATCGCAGCGTTCACTGACGAACGTGGCTTGCGCGTGGCTTTGACCGGTCGTAAGATGATTGTTCCTAAGGAACTGCAATTCACTGCAGAGCGCCTGATGAAGTCAACTTTGCGCACCGCTACAGCTGATAACGACATCAACGCTATCAAGTCTATGGGTTTGATCCCAGAAGGCTACGCTGTCAACCACTTCTTGACAGACACAAACGCTTGGTTCATCATCACTGATGCACCTAACGGCTTGAAAATGTTCGAGCGTTCACCAATCAAAACCGCCTTCGAAGGCGATTTCGACACCGGTAACGTGCGCTACAAAGCCCGTGAGCGTTACAGCTTCGGCTGGTCTGACCCACGTGGTATCTACGGTTCTCCCGGCGCGTAAGCATCGGAAACCAAAAAAGGGGCCTTCGGGCCCCTTTTCTTTTTCTGTGAATGGTGTATATTTAAACCATTCCGGATTTCTCAGCGCATCCGACTAGTTTCCGGGCTAGACGACATGCAGACAGATGCGCTACAACTTGCATGTAAGGAAAAATCATGGCAAATACCACATTCAACGGACCAGTTCGTTCCCAGAATGGCTTTCAGTCCATCACTAAAGACGCTACCACTGGTGCAGTCACTGTTACTGGCACTTTTGGTGCTACCACCAGCGTGACCAACCTGACGACCACCAATTTGGTCTTCACTGATCAAAACCACCCAACAACTGCCGCGATCAACGCTACGGCTACAGCCACTGCAGCTCAAGTTGCTACCGGTTACATCACCTCGACCTCAGCCTCGCCAACAACCATCACTTTGCCTACTGGCACTTTGCTGGGTGCAGCACTAGGCGCGACCAAGGGCACCGTGATGGATTTGTATGTGGACAACACTGGCGGCGCATCGACCGTGACTATCGCTGTGGCCACCAACGGCATTTTGTCGTCTGCTGCTGCTGACACTGCGGGTAGTTTTGGTGACTTGACCATTGCCGCAGGTGCAACAGGTCTGGCTCGATTCACCATCATGTTCTCTAGCGCAACTGCTTACGTGTTCACTCGTACAGCTTAATAGGAGCCTACCATGGGCTTTCAATATGACGTAAAAGCGAAAACGATGACCAGTACCGGTGCAACCGGTATTGGTCTACCTCGCGCCCGTATCAAAGCGGTTTATGCCCTGCTAGGGGCTTCCGCTGGCTCGGTGTCCTTCAAGGATGGTGGCTCGGGTGGCGTAGAACTTCTCAAGTTCGACACGCCCGTAAGTTCTGCTACAGGCAACATGTATGTCCTCATTCCAAATGACGGCGTGCGCTTCGAAGCAGACCCCTATCTCACTCTCACAAACGTGACTTCCGTCACGTTTTTCTACGGTTAAGGAGTCCAAAATGGGACGAGCAGCAAAAATGGCAGATGATCAGTATCAAGGCGAGCGCCAACCCGGTGCCCAACGCCAAGACATGAGCAAAGGCGGTCCAAAGCAGACTCCTCGCAAGAACTACCAAGCCCCAAGCGGTTCGGTGGCTCCTCGCGGCGTGGGCATGGCTCGCAACAAGCAGTGCAAGATGTACTGACATGGCTAAAACTCCGGCATGGCAGCGCAAGGAAGGGAAGAATCCCAGCGGCGGTTTGAACGCCAAAGGGCGCGCTTCCGCAAAGAAGCAGGGGATGGACCTAAAGCCTCCTCAGCCCGAAGGCGGCAAACGGCGCGACTCTTTCTGTGCGCGGATGGAAGGGATGAAGAAGAAATTGACATCCAAGAAGACCGCGAAAGACCCAAACAGCCGGATTAACAAGTCACTACGTGCGTGGAAGTGCTGACATGGAAATGATGCTATGGAACACGATCTTGTCGCTCTTCACTGGCCTCTTGATTTGGCTAGCGAAGACGATTTGGGACGAGACCCAGCGAATTCAGATTTTGTTGAACAGAACTCGGGAAGAGATTGCCCGGGACAATGTGACGCAGGCGGAAATCGACAAGATCGTTGCCCACATTGACCAGCGGTTCGACAAGCTCAATGACAAGCTGGACGCTTTTGTGAAGGAGCAACGAAGTGCCCTCAGTTAGCGCGAAGCAGAAGAAATTGATGGATGCAGCGGCGCACAACCGCTCATTCGCCAAAAAGGTTGGCATCTCTCAAAAAGTTGCCAAAGAATTTAGTGCGGCCAGCAAAGGCCAAAAATTCAGGAAAGGCGGTGACGCTATGAAGAATTGTTACGCAAAAGGCGGTTTGGCCAAACGCGGTGAAGGCATCGCCAAAAAAGGTTTTGCTTCCGGCGGCATGGTCGGTGCTTCTTCTCAATCACAAGGCAAGATGCTGAGTGAGCCCGTCAAGAAGACCGTCCCCGGTGACACCGTTCAAGTTCGCGGCGTAGGCGCTGCGCGTGCTCGTACAGCCAAGATCTATTAAGCCATGACCACTTCGGGCGTAGCCGATTTCGACCTGCAATTCGACGACATGATCGCCGAAGCGTATGAGCGCTGCGGTATTGAAGCTCGCGACGGCTACGACATGAAGACAGCGATGCGTTCGCTCAACCTCATGTTTGCAGAATGGGGCAACCGAGGCCTCAACCTGTGGACGATTGAGCAGCGGCAGCAGGCTTTGACGGCGGGCGTGTACGAGTACAACCTGCCGTCAGACACGATCAACGCACTGTCAGCGGTCATTCGTACAAATGCAGGCTTGCCAACACAGCAAGACATCACGATTGATCGCATCAGCCGTGCTGAATGGCTGCACATCCCAAACAAAAACACCCAATCGCGCCCTGCACAGTACTATGTGCAGCGTTCGGTGCCCACCACGGTGTATTTGTATCCCTCCCCTGATGCTACGCAGCAGTGGACCTTTGTGTATTACGCCATCCGTCGCATTGAAAATGCAGGCACTTACACGGACACTGCAGACATCGTGTTCCGTTTCTTGCCTGCTTTGACAGCAGGTTTGGCCTTTCACTTGTCGGTCAAAAAAGCCCCTGATCGCACGATGATGCTCAAGCAGCTCTACGAAGAAGAGTTTGCACGCGCAGCAACTGAGGATCGGGATACGGCCAGCGTCTTCTTGGTCCCAACTTACACGCAGAGGTAAGCATGGGCGCAGGGTACGCATCCGGCAAATTTGCGATAGCGCTGTGCGATCAATGCGGACAGCGCTTTAAGCTATTGCAGCTCATCAAAGATTGGAAGGGCTTCAAGGTTTGCAATGAATGCTACGAGCCAAAGCACCCTCAGTTGGAGCCAAAGCGCAACATCACTGAGCCCCAAGCTTTGTATCAGCCGCGCCCTGAAAAACGCATGGCGGTGACGGTCTATGTGGGTGAAACATCTGACACATCCTTCGCGAGCGTTGGTATGATGCCTATGCCGCCCGCCAAACAATTAGCCGCAGCGGGAGTGTTGTCTCCTGTCACAACGAGTATCACATGAACTACGCAGAACTCACCGCCGCCATTCAAGAGTACACCGAGAATACCTTCACGGTTACTGAGCTGCAGACTTTTGTGGAGCAGGCTGAGCAACGCATCTACAACTCGGTGCAGCTGGCCAACTTGCGCAAGAATGTGGAAGGCGCACTGCAAGCAGGCAACAAATATTTGGCCGCACCAGACGACTTCTTGTCGGCCTACTCACTGGCCATCTACAGCTACGCAAATCCAACCGCCACGGGCACTTCTGGCGCATTCACGCTCACTGTGAGCAGCGCCTCAGGCATTGAGATTGGCCAAGCAGTTTCTGGCACTGGTATAGCACTGGGTGCTATGGTGACCTTGATCAACGGCACCACCGTCACGCTTGACACAGCGCACACCGGAGCGGTCTCTGGCACCGTGGTGTTCCAAGGCGACTTCTTGTACCTCTTGAACAAGGATGTGAACTTCATCCGCGAGGTCTACCCAAATCAGTCCGCGCGCGCGAAGCCCAAGTACTACGCCATCTTTGGTCCTGTCTACAACAATGTCAACGAGCTGTCGTTCATCATGGGTCCCACCCCTGACTTGAACTACAAGGCAGAGCTGCATTACTACTACTACCCAGAGTCCATCGTGACTGCGGGCACCACATGGTTGGGCGACAACTTCAGCTCTGCGCTGTTGTATGGCTCCTTGGTGGAAGCCTACACCTTCATGAAGGGTGAGCAGGACATGATGGTGTTGTACGACAACAAGTACAAAGAGGCACTTGCATTGCTCCAGAACTTGGGCGACGGCAAGCAGCGTGGCGATGCCTACCGCGATGGGCAAATCAAGATCCCAGCGAGGTAATCCATGTTTGTTGCAGGTCTCACCCAATCATTCAAAGAACAGCTGCTGTTGGCTGTTCACGATTTCGACAACGATGTTTTTAAGATCGCTTTGTATGGACCAGACGCGATCCTAAACAGCAGCACGACTGTCTACACGACCACAGGTGAAGTGACTAGCGCAGGCTACACCGCAGGCGGTGAAGTACTACTGAACGCCACGGTGAATGCGGGCAACGACACGGGCTATGTGTCGTTTGACAACCCAACATGGTATGGCACGACCTTCACTGTGCGTGGGGCCCTCATCTACAATTACACCAAGGCAAATAAGGCGGTTGGTGTACTCAATTTCGGCCTAAATCAGACGACTTTGACGCAGGATTTCCGGATTCAGTTCCCATACAACAACCCAGAAACCGCGATCATTCGCATCGTTTAAGGAGAAGGAATGCTAGTCAACACAACAAAAGGCGAAATGGACGATTCCCTGCTTGAGAAAAAAGAGGGGATGATCGACAATGAGAATGAAACAACCCGCTGGGTCGAGTATTGGTTGGATGGCGAACTTGTTCACCGTTCTGTCGACATGACGCTCAAGCGCTTTACCGTGACGGGCGAGCCCGTAGCAGCTTCTTTGTAAGGAAAATCAAATGGCAAACACCCAAGCTATGTGCACCTCGTTCAAGGGCGAAATCTTGACCGCGACCCACAATTTCGGCACCGCTCCTGTTCGTGCTTCAGGCACTGCAGACACATTCAAAGCAGCGTTGTATTTGGCCTCGGCCACTGTGAACGCTTCAACCACTGCTTACAGCAGCACTGGCGAAGTGACCGGCACAAACTACAGCGCAGGCGGCGTGAACGTGACCAACGCAACTGCTCCTACAACCAGCGGCACTACTGCATACTGGACCCCATCGGCCAGCATCGTGTACACCAACGTGACCCTGTCTACCGCTTTTGATGCCGTGTTGATCTACAACTCAACTCAAAGCAACAAATCAGTGAGCGTTCACACCTTTGGTTCGCAGACCGTTACTGCTGGCACATTCACCTTGACTATGCCAACAAACGATGCGACCAACGGCTTGATTCGTATCGCTTAATAAGGAGCCCACATGTTTGGGCTTTCCGCATTTTCTGATGCGCCGTTCAGCGCGCTCGCTGGCGGGCCAGTTACCGTTGCGATTACAGGAAATGCGGCCACCGGAGCCGTAGGATCAGTCACGGAAGTCAGCGCTGTTGCGTTGACCGGAAATGCGGCTACCGGGGATGTAGGTACTGTTGCAGTCTCTTCGACTGTTGCTCTCACAGGGGTCGCCGCCACTGGTGCTGTCGGCACCATCACACCATCGTCTTCTGAGCAAGAAGACGGTACATCCGCTACCGGTGAGGTAGGCAGCACAGGCGTTGCCAGTTCTGTTGCCTTGACGGGCGTGCAAGCCACCGGCGAGGTGGGCACCGTCATCCACGGCAAAGAAGTTGCCCTGACAGGGGTGTTTGCCACCGGTGAAGTAGGCTCCGTTGGCCATGCCAAGGATGTGGCCCTGACGGGCGTGTCTGCCACCGGCGCGGTGGACTCTGTAGGCACCGCCCGCACCGTGGCGATTACTGGTGTTTCTGCCACCGGCGAGGTGGGCAGCGTTGTGCAGTCACAAAGCATTGCACTCACAGGCGTGTATGGCAGCGGCGATGTAGGCTCCGTCACCACCAACAACTCAGTCCAAGAAGACGGCACGGTAGCTACCGGCAATGTGGGCACACCGGTGGCCAACATTTCTGTGGGCATCACCGGTGTATTTGGCACAGGTGAAGTGGCAGGTGTCACACCGCGGTTGGTGATTGATGGCGTAGAGGCCACTGGCCAAGTTGGTGATGTTGGAGGCTATGCAGTTGAGGTGGCCATCACTGGCAACTCTGCAGAGGGCCTTGCAGGCTCAATATTGGCAGGCCCAACAGCGGGGCTCACTTCCGTCACTGCCACAGGCAGCGTGGGTGATTTGGGCAAGCAACGCACAACGCAGATCATTGGAAACATCGCCCAAGGGGTGGCAGGCAATGTTGGGGTGCTTTATTGGAGCTGGATTGATGACACGCAGTCGCCAAACTGGCAAAATATAGCCAATACGGATGACCCCGGCTGGACTCAGATCAACGATGTCCAAAACCCAAATTGGGAATTGATTGAGACATAAGGACAGACCATGGCTTTTGTATTGAAGGATAGGGTCAAAGAAACGACCACAACGACCGGAACAGGCACCATAACCCTTGCGGGCGCGGTAACTGGGTATCAGTCGTTTTCGGCTATTGGCAACACCAACAACACCTACTACACCATCGCTGGTCAGGGCACCGCGGAATGGGAAGTGGGAATTGGCACCTATACTTCGAGTGGTACAACACTTTCTCGAGACACCGTTCTCGCTTCGAGCAATTCTGGCTCGCTGGTCAACTTCTCCGCAGGCACAAAGGATGTGTTCTGTGATTACCCTGCAGGGCGCGCCGTGATCGGTGGCGAGGGGTATGTGGAGAACGCTTACACCATCAACAACAGTTCCACCGTCACCACGGGAAGCAACGCGCTTAGCGTTGGTCCTTTGACCGTTGCGTCGGGTGTCAGCGTAACAGTGCCTTCTGGTTCGCGCTGGGTTGTCATCTAAGGGGCGAGGGCATAGAATGAAACAGTATAGGAGTCAACCGTGACCACAGCTTTTACCTCCTTGTTGGGCTTCGCGCTACCCGTGACGGGGGAACTCTCCGGCACATGGGGCGACGAGGTCAACAACAGCATCACTCAACTGGTAGAAGACTCAGTTGCGGGGGTTGCTTCCACTTCGGTTGCCAGCGGCAACTGGACTTTGACCACCACGGGCTCGGGCGCATCCAACCAAGCGCGCATGGCTATCCTGATCCCCACTGGCTCGCCCGGTGTGTCACGCAACATCATTGCCCCCGGCTCCAGCAAGGCGTACATCGTCATCAACCAATCCAACGCCGCGGTGGTGCTGAAAGCTTCGGCCACCACCGGTGTGACCATTCCGTCTGGCGCTTCTTTTGTTTGCGCATGGAACGGTTCTGACTTTGTCAAGGTCAGTGAGAATGTGGCCGGGTCCAACACTCAAATCCAGTTCAACAACAACGGCGTATTCGGTGCTTCTGCCAACCTGACATGGGATGGCTCTGTTTTGGCGGTGACCAGCACAGGTGCTGTGCAAGTTGCCGCGGGCACGACAGCGCAGCGCCCTGCTTCTCCTGTTGTGTCGATGATGCGATACAACAGCACCACCGGTGAGTTTGAGGGCTACTCTGGTGCTTCTCCTGCATGGAAATCCATCGGTGGCTCGGCACTGAGCAACGATACATCGACTGCCTCAGATCTGTACCCAACTTTCGCTGCTGCTACAACTGGCACGGCTTTGAATCTGTACACCAGCAACGCAAAGCTGCTGTACAAGCCAAGCACGGGTGAACTCAAGGCTTCTGCTGTGGTGGCTACCAACGGCATCATGGTGAACTCATCGGAAGTCGCGGCAGACTACACAATTGCAACAGGCACAAACGGTTTTTCTGTTGGTCCAATAACTGTAGATGACGGCGTGACCGTAACAGTTGCTTCTGGCCAGCAATGGATCGTCATTTAAGGAAAACGCATGTCAACGATCAGCGCATCAACCACTACCACCACCGCATATAAAGTTACTGCGGACACCACAGGCACATTGGTGCTTCAGACAGGTTCGACACCGACTACTGCGGTGACGATTGACACAAGCCAACGGGTTGGTATTGGAACTTCCACTCCAACTGCTACTCTTTCTTTATCGCAAGCAACCGCAAGGATAATCGCTGTATCAACAGGAGATAATGCAAGTTTTTTCCAAGCCGCATCAAACAATGGTGCTGGTAATATTTTTTACAGCGGCATAGACAATAGCACGGGCTCTTCATTTGGAGCAACTCCTTATGCTGGAGTTATGTGGCACAGTGGCTCATACCCATTGTTATTTGCCAACAACAATACTGAGCGCGGAAGATTTGACACCAGCGGAAGATTTTTGGTTGGCCTAAACACAGCCGTTCAAAGCTGGGGTAGCGGAGCCTCTCAGCAAATACAAATAGCTGCAAGCGGTGCAAATTATCCGGGCTTATCTGCTTACGCTTACAGCGCCGGTTCAACTGCAGGAGGGATGCTTATCCTTGGGCACAGTAGAAACACGACCGTAGGTTCAATTACTCAAACACAAAGCGGTGACTCTCTTGGCTACATAATTTTTGAAGGCGCACACTCAGGCAACGCGCTAGTTGGCGGCGCTTATATTTCTTCTACACAAACTGGCTCAGCGGGGGCGAGTTACATTCCTGCGGCGTTGCAGTTTTTTACATCTGATGCAGTAAGCGGAAACGCAGAACGCGCTCGTATCGACTCCAGCGGTAACTTAGCTGTTGGCACTACAAACGCAGGTAACAGAAGGCTATATGTGCAAGGAAATACAGCCGCAACTGGAACTTACATAACAACGCTCGATAACGCAAGTGGCACAGCAGCCAACACCTTTGGTTTGCAAATAAATTACAGCCAGTCTGCGCCAAACGGCGGCTCAAATCAATTTTTTGATTGCATGGATACAGGCGGTCTGAGGGCAAGGTTTAAGTCAAATGGTGGCTTAGACAACTACAGCGCCAATAACAGCAACTTATCTGACCGCAGAGAAAAAACCAACTTTGCACCAGCAGGTGAATATCTGTCAAAGATTTGTGCCATCCCTGTTCAGACATTTAACTACATCGACCAGAACATGGAAGAAGATGGTGGTTTGACATTAGGTGTAGTGGCGCAGGATGTGCAAGCTGTTGCTCCTGAATTGGTAACAGAAACAAACTGGGCGGCTAAAGATGAAGAGCCAAAGATGCGTTTGAGCATTTACCAAACAGACTTGCAATACGCTTTGATGAAGTGCATCCAAGAACAACAAGCCATCATTGAAACATTGACAAACCGAATCACAGCACTGGAGGCTAAATAATGCCCGCAATCATCCTCTCTGACAATGGCGTAAGCAGCGGGTCTGCTGGCCTGAAAACTACTGCCTCGAACGACGGCATTCTTGCTTTACAGACGACCACGGCGGGCGGCACTGCTACTACTGCGGTGACGATTGACACCAGCCAAAACGTTATCGTGCCTGTTGGGCGCATTACGAAAACAGGTACCGCAACAAGTATTACATTGAACACGGGCGAGGCGTATAGCGCCTCTAATGCGCTTGCGGTCATTTCGACTGACAGTGGGGCGTCCGCGATCAACTTGCGGATGTATAACGTCAGCTACTACTACCCATTTCAATTCAGCAACAACGGCGTAATGTCTGTTGGTGGAGCTACTGCTTCTACTTCTGGTGCTGGCATCACCTTCCCTGCTACCGCGAGTAAGTCATCGAATTTGAATACGCTTGATGATTACGAAGAAGGTGAGTGGACTCCAACATATGTGACAGACAATGTCGGATTTTCAAGCATCACATACAACACAACTTTTACAAAAGGCACATACACAAAAGTTGGCAACTTGGTGACCTTGACTGGCTATATCCGAACAGAGGCGCTCACAAAAGGTTCCGCAAGTGGGAATTTGTATATTAGCGGTTTACCTTTTTCAAACGGAGGCACAGGTTCAGATTTCACAAAATGGAGAGCTTATGGCTCATGCAATGGAAGTAACTTTTCTTCAGGAGCCCCAGATCGCGTGTATTTAGGAAACGGCTTGTCTTCAATGAATATGGTGCGGATTAATGCGCTTAATGCTGTCACTGCAGGGGTTGCAACAGTGATTGCTGATCTGAGCACAGGCACTGGCGTAAATGTCGTTGAATTTGCCATTTCATATCACACCGAAGATTAACCCAAGAGTTCATTAGCCTGATTGGATTGGTCAGGCTGGACACAACGCCAACTTTAAGGAGCAAATCATGGCACTCACTAAAACCACCACAGTCGATCAGATCACCGTCACAGAGAACGGCATCGTTCTTTACCGTGAAGCCACACGCATCATGGAAGATGGTAACGAACTGAGCAAGACATACCACCGCACATCACTGACACCCGGTCAAGACCTGACAGGTCAACCCGCCAATGTGGTTGCAATTTGCAACGCAGCGTGGACACAAGAAGTCATTGACGCATACAACGCACAGGTTGCTGCACAAGCTCCCCAAGGAGAATAACCATGTCACTCATCCTCTCAGGAACCAACGGTCTATCTGATGTAGACGGTTCTGCTGCTACCCCTGCTATCAGAGGTACTGATACAAACACAGGTATCTTCTTCCCTGCTGCTGACACTATTGCCTTTGCTGAAGGTGGTGCGGAGATTGCTCGGTTTGATA